CATTCTGTCCTGGAGAGCAAATAAAACAGGCGACCGGGTATTATAAGATCAAAGATTTTTTAACAAAACTTGAAACACTATCAGCGCACACCGTGCAGGTGCAATGGTTTTGTAATAAGATTGGCTCCCCGGATTTAGTTTATAGGGATGAATTCAATGCTGACATTCACTTGCTAACAGTCGATTTCAATCCATCAAAACAAGTTCATCTCTCAATAGATTGGGGCGGGACTCATCCATTTGCATTGGGAGTGTATCAAGATTACACAGATACCAAGCTTGATGCATGGGTGAAGGTTGATGAAATTTATGAAAGCAATACAAGCAATCCCCATATAATTGAAATTGCAAAGGGTCGCCCGTGGTGGAATTACATTGACCGTTCCGGCATGGTTTGCGATCCGTCAAGAAGCGACTTGCGGAGAGAGTGGCAGGCTGCCGGAGTAAGCACAAAAGGCGCCAATAATTCGGTAGAAATCGGGATATCAAGAGTTAGGGGTGCATTGAAACCGGTTTTAGGCAGGCCCAAAATATATATTTCAAACAAATGCCACAATCACATCAGGGAATCTTCGGCATACAAATTAAATAAAAAAGGAATCCCGATTCAGGAAAATGACCACGCAATGGATGAATTTAGATATTTTGTTATCGAGAAAGTCAACCCAATTGAAAAGAAAAGTAACAAGAAGCCAACCATGACAAAAAGCAAAATGTATTCCGCAATGAAAGACTTTTAATGTTAAAATTTAACAATATGTTGAAAAAAAACGAAAACTATCATATAATTACGGTATGGCAGAATTACAAAAAGCTAATAGCAAGAAAATAGAAGAGGGGATTAATAAAGCTTTTATCTCAGAGGCGTCAAAAATTACAGGGTGGTATGATGAGATGCCATTCGACCCTAATGAGGTTTTGGGAGTCAGGTCAAGCTTCAAAACTAAAGAAGAGGCTGTGCGGAAAATGGATGAAGGCGATCCGACACTTGCCGGGCTAAAAGAAACCATGCTTGCTGCAATTTTGGGACAGGCGGATGAAATAAAATCTGATTCAGACGATAAGGGAGAAAAAGAATTTATTGATGAGATGTTTGGAAGAATTTCAAAATTCAGAGATAAGAAAAAAAATATGCTATCTTCCCTATTTATAGGGAATTCGTTTACCGAATTGATATACGCACAGGAAACCATAAATGGCCGTACCGTATGGGGGTTAGATGAAAGCTTAGGCGGGCTAATCGTTCGCCCACCATCAAGCTTTTGTTTTAAGCAGAAAGAGGACGGAACATGGGATTTGTTATACACGCCTTGCGATGGGAATATATTTATTGAATCTTGTTTTGTGGGAAATGAAATAGTTTTAGATTCCAGGAAGTTCAAGGCGATGACATATAATGCGCAGTTCGGAAATCCTATAGGGCGCGGGATTTACAATGATATTTATAATTATTGGTGGCTTAAGAAAGAAGAGGTCAAGCTGTGGGGATTGCTGGGTGAAGTTTTTGTATCGCCAAGCAAAATAATAACTAAAAAAGAAAAAGAAGGAAATTTTACCACGGAAGAAAACGAGACACTTGAGGAGTACGGTAATAATCCGCGAGCAAACACCACCATAATTTTGCCAGATTCACAAGTTGAAGTCGTGTTTCTTAATCAGAATCCAAAAGACCCCGGCGATGCTTACAATAATTTCATCATGTTCTGCAGTCTTTCCATGGCATATAGAATCCAGGGGCAGGGATTAGCCCTAAATGAATCATCCGGCAGCCAGGCTAAGGAAAAAGTCAGGATGAAACTATTTAATTACCTAACTCAATCCTATATCAAAAGTTTTGAAGATTTTATAAATGATGAAATTATAAAACAGCTCTGCGATCTTAATTTTGAAAACCCTGCCTATCCAAAATTTTCAATAGTATTACCGGAAGCCCCGGATCCGAAAGAATGGGTTGAAGCCATGGAGAAAGCGACAGCATTGGGTGCGGAAATACCACGGGGATGGTTTGAAGATAAATTGGGCATACCGGATCAGAAGGACGGAGAAGATATATTGAAGGTTCCTGAAAAGCAGACCAGCCAGACGTTTGCTAAGTATTTAGAAGACATAGAAGAGAGGATGCAGGTATATTTTCGAGATGAAAAATATCTTACTGAGTAAATAAATTTACTTCCAGGCCATAAGTAAATAATCTTTAGTGTTGAAATATTAACATAATTATGTTATAATGGATATATGAAAAATAATTTAGGGAGCAAATATGACACTTGATGAAATAGGAGAAAACATTTCACGGAAATTAAGGAGCAAGAAATGAGCCAAGCATTCACTAACTGGATTCAACAAAAAGAGAAAGAACGCTATTTCGTATATGAGATAGCAGAAATGGCCGGGCTTTCCTGGTCAACATTCAGGCTACATCGGGAGCCAGGAAAAGTCAAGATGAGTAAAAAGACAGCATTGAAAATCCATGAAGCAACCGGTATTAGCATGGAAGATTTGGGGTTTGCTGAATTATTGAGAGATCAAGGGAGATCGTGATGTGCAATGCGATAATTACAGATAGTGAATATGAATATCGAGAAGCGAAAGAAAGATACTGGCACCTTACAAAAGACATACATAGGGATTTGATTGATCTGTTTTCACGTGCATCAAAAATTACACACATATATGATAAGAATGGAGACTTCTGTAAGTTTGGATATAACAAAGAAACTCAAAACAAAATTGATGAATTGCGTAAATTTGATAAAATTGCATTTGGTATATGCTTTAGGAAACTTTTAGACAGAGATAGGAGCGGGGAGCCGATAGGCAAATCACCCAATGAGTTGCTGGGGTGGGTGGATGAAAAGGAGGTAGGGAAATGACCAAAATCAGAGGTTACGCAGCCATAGGGCTTTATTCCCCACAAAACGATCTAAATGTAGGCGCAGCCATGAGAGCCGTTGGTTGCTACAGGGCTGCGTTTTTGGCTATATCCGGCGGCAATGCCGATAAGTGCGGGGCGACCGATACTGCGAGTATGTGGCGGGATATTCCGTTTATCAGGGTGGACGATCTGCACAATATAATTCCCTATGATTGCATACCGGTTGCCGTTGACCTGGTGGACGGAGCCGAATCGTTAATTGATTATAAGCATCCTGAACGGGCATTTTATATTTTCGGCCCGGAAAACGGAACGCTTAGCAAGGGTGTAATCTCATGGTGTCGGGACAAGGTCATGATTCCGACTTGCGATTGCATGAACTTAGCCGCAACGGTCAATGTAGTACTATATGACCGAATGGCGAAAAGGCAAAGGGAGGTAGCATGAAAAAAATAACGAGCTACATAATGGGTTGGATTGCGCACTTTGGATTAAGGTTAACCTGCCGCTACCTATGGCACAAGATAAGGCTATTTTTTAAATACGGCACATTCAGGCTGCACAAACAGGGTCTTATTGAAACCAAAAGAGAATACCAGCGGCTTCAAAAGGCTCTTTGTGAACTGATAATCGGAGGTAATGAAGCTTGTGGGGCACTAAAAGGAGTTGGAATTCAACTCGATAAACTTGCGAAATATACAAACCAAATACGCTGGCCTGGATTCAGATGCTAAGATTAACGGGTGAAAATTACGAAATTGAAGGTGTGTTATGTTTTTCTGCATTTAGCCCAGAGTGTGAGTTCGATGCGGAACCTACCTGCAGGCCGGGGTGGCTTGAAAAACTAAAGGGTATCAATACTAATGATAATTACGAATCATTGTTGGCAGGTTTAATAACAGGGGCAATTGATGAATAAGGAGGTAATCATGCCATATAATTGTAGATGCGGTTTGATTGCGGTCAATGATTTTGTTGCAAGGCCTGAAAAAAATCATAAAATAATAATTAGGAATACTGAAAATGATAATGAGATTGTGGATGAGATCAGTGCGACTGCAAGTAAAGTTGATAAATTTTTTAATCAGTCAGAGAAAATATCTTTTAATTTTGGCGGTGAATTGAGAATTGTTGAAAAGCAAGAATTGATTGACGATAAACTTACTTGGTACATAAGCACCGTGAGGCCATAATGGAAACTATGGAATATTATCCCTACCAATGGGTTAAGTGTGATCATTGTAAAAAAACCATTATCGTCGGCAGTATGGACTGGTTTCCCATGTCGGAAACTACAGGCGCGCCACTTTGTTATAAATGTTGCCATAAAAAGATTAATCGGAAGTTAAGAAAATAAATGGAGTGGCAAGCAATGAGGATAAAGTAAGAAAATGAAAAAACGGAAAAAGCATAACAAGAAAATAATTAAAGACCTTTATTCATGGTTGCATGAACGTGGCGAAATAGGGAACGCAGACCTGGAAGACAAGCCCAAAATTGATAATAGTTGCGAGATTCCGGTACATAATTTTCGACCCGAACTATTCGCCCCAGGCAATGTAAAGGATCATTTTGAGTATTAGGAGAAAAAAATGAACTTATTTTTCATAGACACGGAAACGACCGGATTCGATCCAAAGAAACATGAGATTTTTGAACTTGCTTTTACAATCGAAATTGATGGAGTAACGCATTGCAAAATGGAGTTATTTATGCGCCCGGAAAAGTGGGATAATATAAGCGAAAAGGCTCTTGCGGTTAATGGATGGACGGTGGAGAAGTTGAGGGCATTGCCGGAAAGATCGCAATTCCATAAACTATTCCGATCTATACCGTTATTTTCTCCGCCGCTAACTATAGTCGAATACAGCAATAAGTTTGATTATAAATTCTTAAAAGCATTTCACAAAGAGACTGTTGGTGAGCGTGATTTTAATTTAAATTTCAAAAAGCAATCAATCAATGTTCTTTCCCTTGCAAAAAAGAAGCTGCCCGGCTTGAAATCTCATTCTCTTAAATCGGTGGCAAGGCATTTAGGTATCCCGGCAGATGATAGTAAGCTGCACGGTGCAGGGTATGATCGGGATTTATTGATGCACGTTTACCATAAATTGAAATACAGGAGGGATAAAAAGTGAAAATTGAGATAACGCTTTATTTCAGCGGCTATAAAAAGCGGGATGAAATTGAGGAATCATGGTATAGGTATTTTAAAATTCTCGGCTTAAGTTTCAAGAGAACCCAAACGTCACGTGGCGATTTTTTCGATATTTTTGTGGAGCTACTTGGGTTTGATTTTATATTGACTATTAAGTGGAATCAAAAACATAAGTAATGAGTATTCAAAAAAGGAGAAATAAATGAGCAATCCAACAAAGAAACCAAAACCACCGGTTGAAGAAAAACCAAATATTTCTATAAGTAAAATAATTAATGAAAAATTTGAAAAGAAATTAGTCGAATTGGTAAGTGAATATTACAGGATACCGACTGGTATAATTTATCACCTTTCTCCCTATATGTCCGATACTGAAAATTACATCAAAATCAATTTCCCGGCGAAAGCCAAAGCCGAAAGAGAGCATGGAGATAGCCATGTTTTTTATACCGATAAATACGGAAAAGTTGAAAAAAATCCCGGTTCATGACATAATGAAGACATGAATAACGAAAACAAATCAAAGGAGTAAAGGATGATAATTCTAAAAATTATTTTAGTTTTGTGTGTTGCGGAAATTTATCAAATCGTAATTTTGACAATTGCGAACCGGGTTGATAGGTTAAATCATGGCTTATATGATTATTTTTATGATAAGCATGGCTCTGGTAATAAAGAAAAATCAATGAGAGAAAGAATCAAAACTGATTATGTCCGCCGACTGGTAGCTACTTGTATATTCTCAATTTTCTTGGCATATAAAACGGTTTGGTTTTTGTGGTGAGGCGTGAAAGCTAAAGCAACATATGGTAGTAATTTTAAATCAGAATTGGTTGAAATTGGTGATATAAAGATTGGTGATATTTATAGGGATAAGAATTTATGTCCAAATTGCAGGCAGCAAATGAATGAAATTTCAATACCACAGACAGGCACCACATCCACAACGAATGATGGTTTAGAAAGATTTCAATGCCCCAATTGCCTAAGTGTAGTATGTATGAGTAGGCCAGTTAAAACTAAACGGAGGAGTTTAGTCAGTGCCTAAAATATCAAAAGGAATCCGTGCCCTCGAAACCATAGGAACCAGGGCTATCAATGTGGCTATTCCACTATATGGAAAGCAGACCAACCAATGGATAAAAGATGTTGAATCACAAATGGAAAGTTACGATGATTTTGACAAGCTTGAACTAACCCCACTATCAGACAAAATCAGAAATACTATTGAGAGAACCTTGCTACTATCATATTTAATTGGAAATGGGTTTGCTGAAGAGGATAAGGAGATCGAGGAAAAGAAAGATAGCCAATCCGGGTTCATATTTGATTTTATAGCCAAAAGGCAGATACAAGAGAGACAATATGATTTTGCAATAGTTACTAAAATAGATTGGAGAATAACCGGCTTTGACCGTGCCTTAGAATTATTGAAAAACAAAACGGTTATCCCGGCTAAAGTTTTTAAGGCCGCTTCCGCCTGGATAAAATCAATAGCGTTTTCAGTACAAAGATTAGAAGACCTGAATGCCATCAGGCTAATAAAAGAATCTATCAAGAGTTCAATCGATTCGGGTGTAGTATTTCGTGATTGGAAAAATATGGTGTTGCCTGATATATTCAGGAAAGCAGGTTATATCAAATCTAAGGCTTTGAAACTTGAACCCTGGCACCTGGAGACCGTATTCCGCACCAATCAATCAAGCGTCTATAATTCAGCACGTTTTGAAAACTTTACGAGAGATCAAAACATTGCAGCCATGGAATATCGGGCGGTGTTGGATGACCGGACGCGACCGGAACATGAAGCGCTTGATGGGTTTATTGCCCCTAAAGACGCGCCGATATGGGCAGATATATATCCCCCTAACGAGTATAGTTGCAGATGTACGGTAGTGCCGGTAACTATTGCCGGACTAAAATCAGGTAGGCAAAAAATATCCACAATAACTCCAAAAATAAATACTGCTAAATCAGGAGTGCATCCTGACTTCCGGGGTAAGGCAAATCTGAAAGCTATTGATGCAAGGTTGAAGAAGGCTGAAAAGGTTAAAATTAAAGAGATTGATAAGATTGAGATTTAAGGAGAAAAATAATGAAAGATAAAAAAATCCCAATTGATGTAATAATTCCGAATCAGGGCGAACGAGTCACCAATGCTATAATTAGTTTCAATTCAAGGGTTAACGAAGGGTACGCTAAGATCCGAGATGTTTTAATTTATAGAAGCGATTTATATAAATTGGCGTATGCTTGTACACAAATTGAAGGTGAGCATTTAGAATACTTAAATTATAAACGGGATATGGATATTGATATGGAAGCTTAAGGTGAATCAATATGACAACCATAGATAAATCAAGATGCAAGGGGATAATTAATGAAGGTGATTTGGTATTAAAAAGCAGTGCCGGTTTTTATTATAGCGCAAAGGCAATAGGGAATTTATTAGCCAGGATTGCGCCCTTGCTATCTATAAGCATTAGCCAAATTCATAGAGCTTGAAAGGAATGCGATCCGTGAAGGTGAGCTTGTTTTTTATTTGGGCCTAATGAAAGATGAAGCTATGGAGCTAACTGAAATGGCAGATGGGCTGCCTATCGAAGCGGATGATTTTGACCGCGACATATTTTTCGGCATCATGGGTGATTTCAATAACTTATTCCTATATTATTTCCATGATGAATTTTTGAAGAGATCGGCTAAGGAAAGGCAGGATTTATTTAAAGTTTCACTAAGAAGGATTGACGAACTGCTTGTTCAAATTCACCTCGAATCCATAAACAGTTGAATCTCATGGCTAATCACTTTCTTGACGCTTGGCAATAAATCATGAAATGAATAAACTATATCGACGATAGAATTTTTTAGCAGTACAACAAAATAAGCTTGAAATAATCCGCTTTCATTATCAACATGAAATGATACATATAGATCGTCTGAATATTCTAACCTATAGGCCGTCACTGTACCAGATGCCGTCTTGCCGGTAACTCTCGGCTTAGTCACCATTATTTTGTCTATGATTTGTTGTTTAGTCATTTTTTATCTTTTCTCATAAATATTTATAATCACTCCACCATAAAGTCATGACTGCTCGTTTTCTCCTTTAACCCTTATTAATTCATTGCCTGATTGCAATATGCGGACATCGTTCTCTTTAAAATCAAATAATTTTGAAATTCCATTGAATTTTGCCTTTTTTGCGAAGTTTTCAATTCGATATTCCCTCACCCATTCTTCCGATTCATCACAAACTATGCAGTCCGCGTATCCATCAAATTTTACTTGATAAAGACTTGCGAGTTCATTATCGATTTTTATTTGTTTGCTTTCCGTCACCATCCACGTGCCGTTCCCCTTTCCAATAATTGTTAGCAAGTTAGTTGCACTTGAATTGAATAATTCGGTAATCAGCTTGGTTTCAAATTCATTTTCAAATATTTCATAAATTTCGCCATCTGATTTATCTGTCCATAAATATCTTGAAATTTCGGAAAATCTTTTTCCTTTACTTTGCGCAATAACCCTTACAAATCTTTTAACTTTATCAATAGCGGCTTGTGGCGTAGATTCATAGAGATCATCCCCATCTAACTTTTTGGTAATATTGATAGTGAGTAGGTTAAGCGTTTCGGATATACCACAGACCCATGAATGGCCGATAGAATCGTCGTCATTCATGATTTTTTTTTCAAAAAGCCATTCACTAACTATTTCTTCAATTTGCCTTTTATTAAAGTCAACTCTTGTTTTTACTCTTATTCTTTTCATTTTTTCTCCTTATATTTTTAGATGATTCCTGATTTTACTAAAAACAAGGTTCTGTAGAGATTTGCTGAGGTCATAAAAACAACATTGCCTGGCATATTTCCTGAGATGTTTATTTTTTTCAGTAATAGCAATTGGATAAAATTCACATGTATCGAACCTGCGGCATGACTTATCAATGCTAAACGTTAAATGTATGTTATTGGTTAAAATCATTCTGTACCAAATCAAAAGTTTATCGGTGTATGATCTTTTAATCTTTGCGTTTTTTATCATTTGTTTATCTATCACAATGCAGTAGCCATCGTTTTTATATTTGATCTTTTCGTTTATTATGATGATAATCATAGTTATTCCCTCCACCCATCATAAATTTCAAGCCAAAATTTATAATCAGATTCGGGTTCATGTCTAATTATCAAATCATCATTCCTGGACAGTTCGATTAATTCATTAAGTTCGTTTATTTCAATTTCCCATGATTCACCTTTAGCTGTAGCATTCTCATATGGCTTCGGTGGGTTCCCGAAAAATCCGTCCGACGTTCTGCCTATTCTGAATTTCATGATTTACCCTTACTGCAAACGGTTCTCATTTCTTCATCAATTTGACTGCAAACATTATCTTTGTGGACTTTTAGTTTTTCGCAAAGTTCTATTTTAATCCATTTCATTTTTGCTGTCCTTTGATTCCTTTACCAGACAGGTTGGCCCTAAATATTTATTGTTAATGTAGGCTGCACCATTTTTTACTTCAATAACCGGAGGCATAAGTTTTTCATCCGGTTCGTTTATTCTTGCCCAATGAGATGCATCGTTTATTTGCCAGTCGTGGCCGTGTGCTGAATGCCATACCCGGCCAGTCTTATGATTTAAGTATTCCGCTTTGTTAAAATCCCCTATACTCGGTATCCATATCATTACCTTATCAAAAAAATTAGGCATTTTGCACCCCTCTTCGATCTTAATCCAGGGGATTCCGATTTGAATGAGTTTAAAATCTTTTATAGTGATAACAGCTTGTGGCTTGTTAATTAGATCAATTAGTTTTCTAATTTGGCCTATTTTTGATTTTCCTTTAAATACGCTCATTTTATTTCTCCTTAAATTGACGGCAAATAAGCCAGCGGCCATAATGGTCAGGGGTTTAATCCCCAAGCAAACACAGGCGCCCATGTTCACACTGACTCATTTACCATACCCAATTATAATATAACTCCCTCGAAATGTCTAAAAAAACTATTTTTAACGATATTCCAGATAAGGCAGCAATTTAAAATATATCGTTAAAGTTTAACAATAAGTTGACAAATCGTTAAAATTAGTTTATTTATAGGGTATGGTGATCGAAGTTAAAGAAAATGCAATACGTGCAAGGGTATATAATTCAGCAGGCCACCGACTGGAGGTTGCATGAAAAAATTAGTTGATTTTGAGTTTTTTGAAGAAGGGGACTATCGACACAAAAACCCGGCACTTGACAACGGCAAGTGGACGGAAGCAGATTTCAAAAAAGCCCACGCATACCTACAGGCAATAAACAAAGGAATCCCGGTTATACTAAACCCAAAGGATGCCCATGAAACTGAGGACAAGGACAATGTTGCCGTCCTGGGGCGCATTAAAGAAATATGGCGGAAACCCAATGGTGTATGGAGCGGTAATGGCGAATTCTTGGAAGAAGTTGCGGATATTATTGAGAAAAAAATGTATGATGGCAAATCTATCGGGATAACAAGAATGAAGAATGGCGATATTGTAATAGATCACATCGCCCTGTGTGGTGCGCAAAGAGCATATCTTGAACACCTTAAGCCGAACAGTCAATCTATATTCGATTCAAGTAGATTAAAAAAATTAACGCAAGTTCAATTATTTTCATCTCAAAGCGAAGGTGATGAAAATATTGAAATAGATTTTCGCCTAAGCGGTGGCGAAAGTGATAATGATTCAAGCGCGAATCAGGGAAATGAAGAAGGGAATCAAAGTGGTGATTCTAAAAAAACTAAAACCAAGAAAAAGGAGACAAAAACAATGAGTGATTATACAGAAGCAGATGTTAAGTTAAAAGTAAGAGAGGCGACTGATGCCCAAATAAAAGAATCACAAAGGGACGCCGACGACATTAAAAGGAAATTTACCTTAACGATTGAGGGGAAAGATACCGAAATCGGAAAGAAAGATAAGGACATAGATGCGAAGAACAACGAAATCACCTTATTAAAAGATACGATCAAAGACAAGGATGAAGAAATCAAAGGGTTTACAACTACCATTGCAGATAAAGATACCGAAATCAAAACCCTAAAAACCAACTTTGCCAAACGCGAAGAGGATAATGTAAAACGCGAAGTAGGCTATTTCGTCCATAATTGCAGCGCAATCCCGCCCGTTGAAAAACCTGCCAAATTCAAAATGCTTTTCACGATTAGGCAGCAGAGCAAGGAAGCCTATGAAGATATGAAAAAAATAATTGGTGGAAGCGGAAACCCCCTTGCTTTCGGATTAGACAAAAACTTTACGACCGGTTCCGGCGAATACTCCGAAATCGTGAAAGAGTTTTCCGATAATTCCGGGAACGTTGGTCTTGAAATTGACATGACGGCACTAAGCGATGAAGCACTGAAAGTTTTAGAGCAGTAAGGAGATGAATAATGCCACTTACAGCAGATTTTAATAGACGCGAAGAGCAGTGGTTAGGTGTTGAAAATCCCTACCGTATGAAGGCCAATGCAGTCATTTATAAAGGTGGATTGGTTGCGGTGGATTCGACTGGATACGCCGTGCCAGCTGCTGATACCGCAGGACATAAAGTTGTCGGCGTTGCGGTTACTGGAGTTGACAATACCGGCGGGGCGAATGGTGCAAAAACCGTTGATGTCCATGTGGGCGATTTATTCAAATTCACGACCAGCGGAGCTACGCAGGCATGGAAAGAACAGATCGTGTACGTTGTTAATGATGATGCGGTTGCCTTAACCGACCCTGGCAATTCAGTAAAAGCCGGTATAGTAAAGAGGTACGAAAGTACTACCGTTGTATGGATTTGGGTGCTCGACGATGATTTGCTTGCTGACATTTCGGCAACTACGATTGATGGCATTCCGCTTCATGCATGGCGGGCAGCAGATATGGCGGCTATGGGAATTACGGAAACGCCCGGAGATCATTTCTTAAATCTCGGTACCAATACGCTGACCCTTGACGGCGAAGCGGCGATAAGCGAACCCGAAGCTTCCGTATCCTGGTATCAATATCGCATCCCTTATAATTACTTAGCGGGCGGCACAATTAGCCTACAGGCCAACCATGTATTGACCGGTGCCGGCACCAACAACGGGTCAACCATTGACTTTTCGGCATATGAACAGGCAGATGGTGCGGTCGGTGCTGATTTAGTGACAACCGCACCGCAGGCGATGCAAAAGACAACCTATGTGGAATCGACCTTTGTAGTTACGCCTACCGGACTGGCTCCCGGAGACATATTGAATATCAAACTAACGACATCAGTTATAGAATCGGCAGGTTCGGCTCTTGCTGCGACCATTGATAGGCTTGAAGTTGTCTATCAAAGAGGATAAGGGGAGGAAAAAATGAGTATAGTAAGCACAGAAGTACAAAGAGATTTGAACCGTACATTTTTCAAAACATTATACAATATGGTTAAAGACCAGATGCGTTGGAAAAATTTCACCACAAACATTGACACCGGCGGAAAGCTAAAGGTAACTTACAATTGGTCGAATGATGTAGGCCCCGTAACCCAATGGAAGGGAATGAGAGAGTTGCACTCATGGGGCGAACAGACGTATACTATTGAATCGAAAAAATGGCAAAATGCAGCTGAATTTAAAAAAGACAATTTCAATGATCCAGACCAGCGGCACGTGCAGCGTGATAACATCAACAAGTTCGCAGCATCTTTCGCAAGGCATCAAACGGGCTTATTTTTCGATTTGCTGACATCAACGACAGCATTGGGGCCGGATGGCGTTACTTTTTTTAATGCTGCTCATCCAATAGGAGATGATGCCGTAAATACAAATTCAAATCTCATTACCGGCACAGGTGTCACCGAAGCCAATATATTAGCGGATTGGCTATCGGTAAAAAATGAAATTCGTAGCTGGGTGGTGCGTGGTGGCGATCCACTGTTTGAAGACATAGAGTTTCTTAAATACACAATAGTTCACCCCTCTGACCTGGAGATCGTTTTCCGTTCTGTTTTTGAACATGAAAGGAAATCAACCGAAACGGCTGCCGATAGACCGGAAGGCTTCTGGTATAAAGATGCACAGCTTTGGGGTACGCAGCGAACAAATACCACCAACGATTGGTATGTGCTGGTTCAAGGCATGGGCGTTATGCCGTTTGCTCTCATGCAGGTCAAAAAGCTTGTCACCAAGTGGCACACGCAGGGAGATAGTGAGTTTTTCAAAGACGCTATCTATTACGGCGGCGACGGTCATTACGCTTTTCAACCATGGTATTGGGAAGCCGCGATAAAAGTCAACAACTAAGGAGTTGAGAATGATAATCGCAAGAGTACAGAATTTACAGAATCAAGAAAGGAGCTACGAATACAAGGGCTACGAAATTAGATACGTGCAGTCGTGCTGGAAGGAAATTCCGGATGAACTAATGGCTAAAATGAAAGCGGACATTGCGAGTGGGTTTTTGATTACAGCCGAAATAAAGATTGATAAAGGAAAGCTCAAGAAAGGCGAAATCCCGGTATGCCTTGATGAAAAATTACAAAAGCATTTCCCGATTAAGTTTTTTGAAATCCCAAAAATCGTAAAAACCAAAGAAGTTGTAATTGAACCTATCGTAAAGGATGAACCGAAACCAGAAATACCCAAAAAACCAGGGCGGCCACCTGCTCCAAAGTCAGATAAAAAAGTTAAACCGGGAACCACAGAGCAGAAGAAAGAAATCAAACCAGAAGACCTGATGAATCAAAAAAAGTAAATGGGTTATACGACCTATCAAAAGATAGAGGACGACGTAACGCTATACGAACTCCTAAGAGTAATCCCAAAAACCGATAGTCAAGGCATTACGATTGTCCCGGCATCCATAGACACGGATCGGATTGACAGGATAATCGAAACCGTGTCAAATACTATCGACGGGAAGATCGGACAGCGTTACGTTGTTCCCCTAACTCAGCAAAACAGCCTAAATGCCGTAGAGTGGATAGCAAGAGCATTGGCTATATGTCAGATATACCATAAGGAATCAGGCGGCCCGGAATGGCGGCAAGCAGATTGCATTAAGGCAAGTGATGCGCTTGAAGAAATGGCAAAAGGAAAAATTGACATTCCGGATGCAACCATATTGAATGGAAAATCAGCCCACCTATGCAATCCTTATGATGACAAATACCCAAGTATCGAAAGGCCATTTGATTGGGATAAGCAATCATGGGGCGGTGATGATACCGATTCTTCATTTATGAGAGGCGATTGAGAAATGATAAAGCTTGTTAAAAATACTGCAGAAGATGTGATCAAGGCTTTTCAAGAAGAAATTACCGGAATTGAATTAAACCTCTCTATCGCAAACGTAATGTTTCGCGATGTATCAGATCATTTCCGTGATGAGATGGATTCATCCGGGTCAAAATGGCCGCCACTGGCACGGGTTACAATTGAAAAAAGAAGAAAAGGAACAGGTAGCGGATCACCAAAACCCCTTCAAGACACGAGACAAATGCTTTTGTCGCTAAATACAGAACAGACTACAACCAAAGAGGCTGCAGTATCAGTCAATAAATACGATGCATATTTCGGAAAAAACGCAGCGGAATTACAAAATGATGGCGGTAAAGGAAAAATACTCGAAGAGAACGGAACGGTTACGGAGATTGATGTCCCAGCACGTGAATTTATGTGGGTTTCGGATGGTGCAATAAAAGAAATTGAAGAGCTTGCATCGGTAATTTCAAAAGAGGCAATGAAAGAAGCATGAATAATTATGGAACATTGAGCGCTGCGATTGTAACAAGACTGAAAGCTGAATTGCCATATCTTAATAATGAAGTTTATCCCATTTTTGATGCTTCTCAGTTTCATGAATTTGCTGGTAGAAAAGATCCGTTTATTCTGGTTAGATATGCAGGTGCACCGATTACAGACGGGCATGGATTTGAAGATCAAGATCATAACTTTACAATCCATGTCTTTATGCATGGTTGGGATAAGCAAGGCGCCGGGACTTATATTTCAACGACTATAGGAAATAAAACAATACCCGACATAGTGAACGAAGCAAAGAAGAAACTTGACCTACACATGTTTTACACTGAAATTCCAGATTATTGCTACCATGCTGCTGCGCAAAATTTTTCACCGACAAGTAGCACCGGTCAACTCGGAGTCCCGGATAGATTTTATAATAATTCCGGCGGGTTCGCCATGCTATATCAAGTAGAAGAGAGGACAATATGATTGAAGATATTAAAAAAAATAAGACAGAAAAGCAAGATGCACCATTTGTGGCTATTAATAAAGGTGCCGTTACAGAAAAGCCTAAAAGGGAAAAATATAGCCCGAAACAAAAAGGAAAGATTAAGAAGATAAAGAATTACCTTAAGGAAACCGGAAAGAAAAGCACAAATGATGTCGAGCTTGGTGTCGTAACATTAAAAACGGAGGCATAAATGAGTATCATAAAACGGCAAAATGCCGTAGCATTTAAAAAAACAACCTGGGGGACACCGGTTGAACCAACAACGGGAGATCAATTATTTGTAGAAAATAATTCCCCACCTACTGGCGGGCGTGAATTGATAACCAATGCAGAAGAGTTCGGGGCACCACTTGAAACAAATCTTTGTCTCGGCCCCTACGAAGAGCAGTCCGGGAGTTTTGACGGCAAGCTGTATGTTGAGCAAACAAAACTAATGGAAATATTGGCCTCCATTTATGGCGAATATGAATTTACTGTAGATACGCCGGTAGCAGGGGTCAATCAACATGCCTTCGTGGGGCAAAGGGTATTGACCACCGACATTTCGCATACGCTTGGATATGATGAAGGCGATGAGGTAAAGGCAGTTGATTATATGAAATTTATGTCATTTGTGCTTGCCCTTGATTCCGTGTATAAGCATACAACAAGTTACCTGGGCAGCAAGCTTGAAGTTAAATCAGCGTACACCACACCGCTTGCCGTTACCGGAGATGATAGGATTGCATGCTTCCTGAATGAAAATACAACGGTGAGAATCAATGAGCAGGATGCCGCCGCGCTCTCTGGGAGTGATGACCAGTTAGTGACCGACTTCGGAATGTCATTAGAACGTGGATTGCAAAGCGAGGCCCCGGTAGCTGGAACTAATGTCATCTCAAATATCAATGATGGACTGCAATACACATTCACGATAACGCTAAACTATCCCAGGAAAACAGCACAGAGTAAAATCTGGCTGCCAAAGTACCAGGTTGGAGAAATTTACAAAGCTTCAATCAGCATGACAAGCGGATTGCTTTACATTACCGGAACCACCCCATACAGCCTTGATTTCTTTTTCCCAGGGCTTTATTGTGTAGAAGCCCCCACTTATGACCAGGAAACCCCGGAACCGGTAAGCGCAACATTCATGGTGCAGTATGATAGTGCAGGCACCGCAAGCATGGATTACAAAGTGCCTTATGCCTACTGGTACAATGAGCTGTTGACCCTATCCGGTTATCCTGCAGTTACAGAAACTTAAAAAAAGGAGGTAAATAATATATGAAACTAACAGTCAACAAAAATTACACAAAGGCAAAAAAGGTTTGTGTTCCCGGCAACGAGCATATATGGTTTGAAGCGGAGCCAATTCTAAAACGGGAAACATTAAAAGTTTCCTCACCAGCCGTTAAGCAAATTCGCAGAGGCAACAAAACAGAGCAAGAATTTGATAGTGAAATCTTTTTTGAAAACCAATTTGAACTGGTAATGAAAAAAATCAAAAATTTCGGTGGGGTTGAAGATAGTGAAACCGGAAAAGCTTTACCATTCTCAAAAGATAATCTCAAAATGCTATTAGAATCTTCGTGGGATTTTGAAGTTTGCGAAAGGGTTAATAAAAAAGGCAAACCTCTTCTGGATGAGGAAACCAATGAACCCTTAATGATGGGGCTTGGTGAATGGTTATACAAATCATTATCTGAAACGAAAAGCGCAAAACATGAACTAAAAAACTAAAGGACTTCCTCGATCTTTGGGTCGATTGGTACAAATCGTGGGATAGCAAGGTCGAGGAAGCATTAGAAGAACTAACAATACCAAACCAGTTTGCATATATTTTTTATCAGGAAAACGTTAATGATTTCACAATCAAAACGGGGTACATAAAAACAATGATAGATGAAATTGAATTTGATGAACTCGAAAGAAACGAATTCCTTTACAAGATGAACATGATTGATAATACCGTCAAGATAATCCAGAGCAAGAGAACCATTGATTACCAGAAAAAACAAGCGGCAATAGCTAAAATGAAAGCAAGATCAAAGGGTCGATAAATGGCAAAGGCGGGAGAGCTTAAGTTTGTTATTACTGTTGACAGTAGTGGTGCGGTCAAAAGTATTAATACCGTAGGCGATTCAACTGAAAAATTAGAAGAAAAAACAAAAAAAGCAAACAAATCTCTCGGCAATCAGGTAAAGCAATTTCTTAAAATTGGATCCGTATTGGTTGCCGCGAAGCTTGCTTATAATCTTGTGTCAGATTCAATAAGCCTTGCATCAGATGCAATGGAGGAACACTCAAAATTAAATGCTATATTTTCAGAGCAAGCCAAAGCGGTTACAAAAACAGTGGGTGAATTAACAAGCAATTATGGATTATCGACGTTGGCTGCAGAGAAAATGCTTGCTGCAACCGGTGATCTTCTTACTGGACTGGGACTTAACCAAAAAGAAGCGTTATCGCTATCGGAACAAACTCAAAAGCTTGCGGTTGACCTGGCGTCATTTACTAATTTTTCAGGAGGTGCCAAGGGCGCATCGGAAGCCTTAACAAAAGCAATGCTTGGCGAACGCGAATCGATTAAATCTCTCGGAATATCAATACTTGAAGCCGAGGTACAACAGAGATTACTCGAAAAGGGGCAAGGGGCACTTGCCGGAACAGCATTGAAAGCAGCTAAGGCACAGGCAACTCTTGAATTAGCAATGGAACAATCTAAAAATGCCATGGGCGATTTTGAAAGAACGCAGGATAGTTTTGCTAATCAGACCAGGCAACTCGAAGCGGACATAGAAGATATAAGGGTAGAATTCGGGAAAGCATTTATAAAAATGCTTATGCCATTCTTGAGGGACTTCGCGGCTTGGATCGATGAGAATTCCGAATCAATAATTGCTTTTTTTGATGGGCTTATCAAGGCGCTTGGCGGCGTGGCGGCTGCGATAAAATTTGCTGGTACTGCGGGCGCAAAATTTATGACTGCCGTATCGGATTTAGGGAAAACGCAAGAAGAGGGAAGGCTGATTTCGCAAGGGCACGCAGACGAAATTGCGGCATGGGCAGAGGAAATGTTTAATGCCGAAAAGCAAACCGAAGGAACAACTGGTGCAATAATCAACCAAAGCAGAGGCTTAACCGAAGTCGAAAAAATCATGAAACGATATGGAATAACGATGCTATCCGCAAATGCTATATTAAAAGCACAAAACCCTGAATTAGAGGAAATTGAAAAATTACAAAAAGAATTAAAAATATCGCTCGAAGAAGCAACGAAAGTATACGGGATATTGAATCAATTAGAAGAGGACAGAAAAAATACAATAAAAGAAACAAACGAAGAGCTACCAAAGCTTATAATTACGAATAACGATTTGGATCAAGCATTAAGTGATTTAGTAGCAGAAATGGATGAAGTCGAAAGAAAACAAGGCGAACTAAACGAAGGGTTCCTTGAAGAAGCAGAAGCAATTGCCGACGTATCAGAGGCAACGGAAGGCTACATAAACGAATTATCTTTTCTTGAAAAAGCATATAGATCAATTAAAGAAAGTGGTGAAACGTTTGGTAATGTTTTGCAGGGATTAGGGAGGCTATCATTTATTCCAGACCAAATGGCAAAAAGCTTTATGGGTTTGGGTGATACGATAGCCCGCGCTGCCTCTGGAGATATGTTGGGCGCACTTTCTTCCGGTGTATCATTTCTGACCGGCCTTTTCGGCAAAGATGGTCTCACCGGGCAAATAGAATTTGCTACCGAAGCACTGAGAAAGTTCGGCATTACCGGTAAGGAAGAAATCGAAGCGGTAGCAAAGGCAATGGAAGATTTTGCGGACAGCTTTTCCATGAAAGACATTCTTGCCGACCCGGAAGCGTATTTTGACGGCCTAAAAGCAGCAGGCGAAGAAGCTGCCGAAGAAATTGCAAAGTCTACCAGTCAATGGTTTGAGCCTATAAGAGATACGATTCCAGACCTTGAAAAATTTCTTGCCGTACCCGCCAAAAATGCAGAGGAATTTAATGCGCAGACCACCATTACGTTAGGCACTTTTGCGAACATGCTAAAATCAGGACTTTCTATTACCGAAGCCCTAACGCAAATGGATGGTGTTTTTGATAAATTAATTGCGAGCCAGGAGGCGCTGGGCATTGAAGGTGATAAAACATTCGAGGCATTAAAGGAATTCAGGGGGTTAGTGAAGGGCAATCAGGAATTGGTTGATTCGGTTGAAGGGCTTAATGCTGTAATGGAGGCCACCGCCGCACTTGGTGAATTATCGCAAGATCAAATAGATGCATTCGGGACTTCGGCAAAAAGTAAATTTGATGACCTGATAGATGCCGGCTTCTCTCAAAATCAGGCGCTTACCCTTATTGGCCCCACGCTTTTACAATTAAAAGAAAATGCTGAAAAGTACGGGCTTGAATTAGATGCAAATACTCAGAAAATGATCGAGCAGGCGGAAGCGTCCGGCGTATTTGACGAAATGGCCGACCCAATGGATAAGCTTGTTGATATATTAGAAAAAATATTTGTCCAATTGGGTGGAAATATGGATGAGTTAACTGATTTTGGAGAAGCCGGAGAAGCCGCCGCAAGCAAGGCAAGTGATGCGCAAGGCGAATTGCAGTCATCTATTGAAGGGACTGGAATGGTTGCCGCCGACGCATCGAAAACAATGGCCGACAGTATGGAACATGCTATCGATTCGGTATCAAGGGACATGATTAATCTGGAAGATGTTACGGCAGACGTTATGACAACTATGTCCGAAGATGCCAATGCAGCCGCTACCGATATGCAAAACTCGTTTGTAGATGCCAGTAAAAATTCACTTGATGCAATAAGAGGGCTTGCGGCAGGTGCTAAAAATTCATTAAGTGGACTCGGTGGGGCCGGGGCAGCATCGCAGCCGCCATTACTGCAGCAGCGCAGAGGTATTCCAGGTTTTTCAACCGGTGGAAGCGGAATAGTGCCGCCCGGATTCAACAATGATAACTATTTGGTTGGCCTATCAAGCGGTGAACCATTTTCGGTAGGTAGCACGTCGAATAGCACCACGAATAACAATACGGACAACATGAACATAACCCTTAAGCAGGAAATAACAAAAGAAGATTCGGTCGATTCCATAGCACTGAAAACTATTGCAGCACTAAAAGAAAAGAGATTCGGACTTGATAAAGAAATTAAAAATGCAATTGGTGTATCATAATGGATAAGTTAGCTTATGGAAAAACAGTTGCGGACGCAACGTTGACGGCAAGTTCAACGAAGGCATCATATGAAGTACGGCACATATATGATTTATCACAGGGCAATAAATGGAGTACCGCTGATGGCGACATTACTGCAGAAACCATATTAATAGATCACGGAGCAGCCAAAAACATACAGCTTGTTTTTATCGACGGGACAAACATAGTCTCCAGGGATACGCTTTTCACCATTCAGGCAGGCACTACGGCTGCCGCTACAAACTACGGGCCGGTCGCATTGCCAAAAGACACTAAATCATGGCTTGAAATAAACCAAACCTATAGGTATTTTTTAGTTACGATTACAAAAGCAAGTGGAACGAACATTGAAATAGGCCGGGTTGAACTTTTCCAAAATATTTATACGTTTGATAAAAATTATCAAATAGATAGGAGCTCAGGCACTATTGAAGTTTTTGAAGATAAGGCCGGTAGACGCGGACAGATATCAAGAAAATTCCTTTATCAAACAGAAAGAAGGATATGGAATTTTTTAAATGTAACCAAAACGCAAATTGACTTAATGAAAAAAACTATAGGCGTTGAAACCGAAGTTGCACTATATGACGATGAAGAGGAAGAGTATTATTATGGGATCATGGACTTAACCCTGCCAACTGTCAATAGATGTGAAAAAAGAGATTTTCAATTAAGTTTTACGGAGTCGCAATAATGGATGAAAACCTACTAATTCAGCTGCAGCTTTCCGACAGAAGTACGGAAATACTTGATAATGGAGATTTTGAAAATTGGTCAGGTGGTGCGCCCGTTGGGTGGACGGTAGTCACTTCCGGCGCTTCGACCGTAACGCAAGAAAATACAATACTAAGGCCTGGAACAACAGGCAGTAGCGCGGTAAGGTTAGCGTTTGATGCAACCCCTGGGATAGCAGCCATATATCAAGACCGAACGCTCATAAAGGAGACATGGTACTATTTGAAGTTCTGGGTAAAGTATGAAAATTACACAGCAGGGGAAACTATAAAAATACTAATCCGTGATAGTGGGTCTAATGTTTGGCTAAGGGATAATGGAAACTTTGAAAGCGGTGGTTATGCGATCGTAATCCCAGCATCAGATCAATGGGTGGCATATGAATTAAAATTTATTACCCATCCTGACTATTCAGATTACCGTTATTTTATCAGTCCATCCGGCAACACGGTTACTTCGGCATATGTCATAGTAGATGATGCTGAAATAAAATTAGACACTACTTTTTGCGCTTTTGAACAAACTTCATGGAATGACGCGCAATGGTTGAAAAACATATCAAGCGCGAATATTAGCCTGCAAAATAATTCTGCATATCGCGGCGACAGAGAGCAGAGCGGCGCAGCGGTCAGGCTAAATGATTTATTAAAACATTTTAGAAGTATTTTGCAAAACTTTGATACTGGAGCGATAATCGGAGGCGGCGCGATTATCAGAAAATACGATGGTACAAAAATATCAGATTACGTTATGTCCGATATCGGAAAGCCACCGGAAGAAATTTCGCTAAAACTTGGGGACGGGTATGCTGAATTAGAAAACAATACAACACCACCACAGATTACAGAAGAAGAGTTCCCTTTTGCGCCGGAAGCAACTTATGAGCATTTCATTAATCACTTTTCAGGTCAATTCCAAATTAATCCCTTAACGCCATCAGTGGCCGGTGAAAAGGATTATCTCGTAGCACGGAGAATACAGGATAGGGTGGCAAGCACCACGGATGGTAGGTATTTAATCGGCAAATCAATTCAAGATATAATCCCATGGAGTGGCGGTCAGGACTTTCAATATTGCATTGACTCAGATGGTACTGACAGGACAACAAGTTGCACACTCGTAACCCCAACAGCAAGCGACCCATATCACTATGTTGATTTAGTAAACACCATTGCGGATGTTGATTACATAAAAGTTCACTTTAAATATCCGATAATTTCCGCCGGGGACATGATTGAAGAAATTGGAGAATTACTATTTACAAGTTTTGAATTTGACATAGGTGAAATCTCAGTAATTTTAGGCGCCCGCCATTATAATAAGATTATCGGCGGTGCGCAAGATCACACAGATCCACACTTTGTTATTGATAAAAATACAAAATATATTGATATTTTAGAACAAATTTGCAAAACATTCAATATGTCATATACTGTAAGCCCGGAAAGGAAAATTTTGTTCAAGATTTTTGATTATAATGCGCTTTATGATGTTGCCGATACAACAGAATTGCAACCTAATGTAAGCGGTTCTTTTATACCGGTTAACGATAAAGAAGAATATTCGGAGTTGACAAATTGCGTCAATATGTCATGGGGATATTTTGATGGTTCAACTTCAAAAAAAATGCCATTTCAAAATTTTGAAAGTCAAAAAAAATGGAATAATGTCAGAGACGAACCAATTGAATCGCCATTTTTCCCAGCTAATCTATCATTTTCAAAACGATTTGCTTTCCAGACGGCGAAACTGCTAATGATCGACAAATTCAACACACAAAAAGAAGTAACATTTGAGTCTATTCCGAGATCAATCGTAGAGGGGCTTTCGCCACTCCACATTCTAAAATTTAGACACGATAATTTTAATGACAGCGAATTCCATTATATGCAAATTAGGCGGATTAATTATAGATATCCGGGAGACTTTGCGACGGTTGACTTTATTGATGTTTCTCATATTGCTGAAATCGATATAAATGGGACATTTCTATTGCAATCAAACGACAAAAGCGGTTCGTTCATATACCTTGACAGATCAGCAAACGGTTTCCAGTTTGTTGACAATAACAACAATAGCACAAAGCACGATGATACATTCCCGCTATTCGGCAAATCGTCAATCGTAAACAATGGTTCTACTCCAGATATCAGGACGGGACTGTTTGGTTTTCTATTTAATCTCAATATATTTGCCGCACTAACCGCGAATGACTTCAGCTCATCACAGCTTTCAATATGGGTTAAATTTGATAATACCGGTACAAAAGAGGCAATCGTATCACAATATATTGATGCTAATAATTATTGGGCTTTGTTCAAAACCGCAGCCGATAGCGTGCGCATGTTGGTGGTGAACGGCGGCATTGTCAGATTGGATATACTTTCTGTAAGCAGTGTAGCGGATGGGAAGTGGCACCATATACAATTTTATAGAACCGATGCACGGGCGGCAATTTATATTGATGGGCAACAAGAAGACAATAGTACCGCAGCACTTAATTATACATATAGCACAGAATGGCATGTTATGAATGATGGAAATTCGGCAAATTATATGGATGGAAATATTCAAGATTTATATGTTGCGTTAAACAGCTATGTTCTCGAAGATAGAGAAACCGGATGGTTTGATTGCAATCCGGATGCCGGCAATACAGATACCTATGTGGTGCCATATGGATTAATGTCTAATTTCTGGCAAAAATATTGGACAGATTTTTAAGGAGGAAATATGAGTACAATTACGAGTAGCGATGGTTCGCTAACCGATTTGGGCGGCGGGTTGTGGAAAAAAACAACTGCCGGGGTTGAATTTGTAACACTTTCCCTAAAGTATACAAAAGTCAATTCAACAAGTGTAACAATAAACGCCTTGAGAGTTCCGCACACAGGCCCAACAAAAAAGGTATATATCGGTATCAGGGAAAATGATGGAAAGGTTCCGGAATGGCAGTGCTACAGGGATGAAAGCACTTCCGAGGATGGAATAACCATCGTTGTTGGGTGCAGCAAGTCCGACATTGCTGTGATATTTAAGGTCACAGTAAGCGGAACGGATGACGCCGTGATCGATTTGGGTGCCACGATAAATTCGGGGGTGTAATATGTCATTACTTGAAACATTTAATAGTGATCCGGGAACATCTGAGATAGAAACAAAAGTCGATGGCATACAGGCTGACATAACCACAATCGACAACAAGGTTGATATTATTACGGACGAAGTGACGGAGGTGGAAACTCACCTGCATTCATACGGAAAAAAATTCGAGGTAGCCGCAGTAGCTAATGGCGAGATACATGTTGCGGATAGAATTGGCGATGGCAGTGGTAGCTTTCAGGTAGATGCCGGGAATGATGATTGGGGCGCCTGGGTTCAGCTATTTGGTAGTTCGGACACCCCAGCGGTCGCTGGGAAAACATTTTATGACTTGCACGTCATCCAGGTAGAAAGCACCGAAAGGGCAGCAACATATTTTATCCAGATAGGTTTCGGCGCTACGGGAGCAGCAGCACTGACAGCTAATACCTAC